GTAACGGTCCGACGAAGGATCGAGGTTGACGCCTGTGTAGACTTCGTTGGGAAGGCTCTTCTTGTCCTGGTCCCTATCCGTCCACTCACGGAGGACGACCGTGAAGGAACCGTACTTGTTGAGAGGGTCTGTAGAAGGTGTTAGGTTCTCGATCGAAACTTTGAAGCGTGTCGAGTTGCCGCCGCCGTCATCGAGAGCGTGGAGCCTGAAGAGGTCCCGGGCCTTTCCGCCGAACTTCTGCGAGATTGTCCACGGTGATGTAGCATGTGTGAACCTGTCCTCGAACGATTCGTAATTGGGAACAGTTGATGAGCCAACATTTCTTGAGAGTGCGGATGTAACCAAGAACGCGCTCGGTTCAGAAGAGGCATTGCCAGGTGCTCCGGCGCCTCTGCTCGCGGAGACGATTCCTGATCCTGTGACGACGGCGAGCGAGGGATGGACCTCCCAGTTGGCGTAGAGGAAGTGTCCTGCCGCTTGGATCTTCGCGGGGTCGGTGTTGAGTGCCTTACCGAAGTAGTTGTTCGACGTGGGATCGAAGGAGACAGTCAGAGAGTTTGGGTAGCGTGAGTCTGCTCCCTTGTGACCGTTGAGGTAGAGGGTGACCTCCTGCTTCGGTGTTCCGTTCGCAGAGAGGACGACAGAACCGAGAGCAGAGCCAAGCGAAGTTGAAAGTTTACCCACAGTAGTTACCGTGGGAGGCGTGCTCGAGATGCCAGGTACAGATGCCGAGAGTGTTAAGAACACGCCGGAAGGTGCCATGAGGACGCCCCTGATTATGGGGAGGGCCGTGTTGGCACCGGGTGTGACCGAGCCGTTGCCCTGTAGACCCGCTTCGCTGAAGAATGTTGAGCCGAGCGACTCAGACATGAGGCATCCGAGGAAGAAGAGTCGACCTTCATCTCCACCAACAACAGCGTAAGGGTTGCTAGCGAGAGTGCCGTCGTCGACGACTCCGTCGCCGAGCGTGTAGGGAAGGTTCTCGCCGACGACGAAGCCGGCAGATGCAACCTTTCCTGTCGACTCATTTCTCTTGCGTCCGTCTCCGGCACCCAAGACCTTGAGATAGGTAACAGAGCGTGCATTACGGAGCCACTCCACGACGGCGAGGGGACCGAACTTCTTTCCGTCTGTTGTGCCGAATTTGGCGTACCAGTCAGAGAGAGTACCGACTGTGATCGGGACGAACGCCGGACCCTTCAATGAGGTTCCGACGATTCCTGCAGGTATACCGACAGGCTGTTGCGTAGTTGGACCCGAGATATCAATCTCTCTTGCCGTTACGCCTGCGCTTCCGAATTTCAGTTGTGCCATTTATCTGCTCCCAATTTCTTTCTAACTATGTGCCTGGTGGCGATTTTCAGACGAACTGTACGCCACTATTTGTGACGATGAAGTCGATCGCGATGTATTCCACCACTCGGGTCGGAACCACGACGATTCTTCCGTTGAGCCTGTTGAGGTCCATGTCCTCTTGTGTGTTGTTTGACTCGTTCATTACGACTTGGAACGCTTCTACACCAGCCTGTGTCTGGATGAGGCTGAGTTGGAACGATGCGTCTGCGACGAACTTGTTGCGAACTGCCGGAGTGTTCTGCTCGAAGACTATCCTCTGCGCGATTCCGATGATGATGCGCTTGATCTCGAGCATCAATCTGCGGACGTTCACTCTATCGAGCGCCGACTTATTGATCTGAAGGGTCTTCTGACCATAGATCACGTAACCGAGTCTCGGGAATGAAGCGATCGGGTTGATACGTGATTCGTAGAGACGATCTTTATCAGCACTTCCTAGTCTGATCGCGACGTTGGATACGAAGTCGAGCGCAGCACGATTGAAACCAGCAGGTGCAAACCATGGGTACGTCACTCTATCATTGAAAGCGAGTGCGCTCATCGCAGCGACAGATGCAGGTACCTTCACCTTGCGGCGGTTAGTTGCATCGTCAATGAAGACGTCTGGGTAGTATACAGCGACGTAGTTGTTGTCGATCGAGCGACCGTCGAACGCCTCTGTCGTGGTGTTGATGTTCGGCTTCGCTATCGAGTTGTCGTACAGTCTGTAGCTGTTGTCGTCGTAGGACGGAACGTCCATGACGTACATCGAAAGACCGTAATCTCTCACCTTCTTCATCGTCTGATCCGTGATGTAGGTCTCACGGATGCCTGGGATTGTGAGGATGTTGTTGTTCGACTCGAGCGGATTCGTCACGATGTCGACTGCAGAGAGGTAGGAGGCGACGCCGTTGTTCGAGACGTCTTCGCCCGAGGGATTATAATTGAAACCGTCGGGAACGAATCCAGGCGAAGCGCCGCCTGCGGCTCCTGCATCGACGTCGAAGGAGACCGACTTGTCGTTGAGACGACGTGCGTCCCTGTTGAGGAAGTTAGTTCCGTCGAAGCCGCCGTACATGAAGTTGGTGAACTTGGCGTACGAGGAGAATCTATTGAAAGTGGACGCTGAGCCAACAGAGAGTAGTGTGGCGAGAGTGATGCGACGACGTGAGTTTTCCGTCCACGTGTAATCGGTGCTGTCGAGAGATGCGTTCCTGATGTATGCAGCCTCTCTCATGTGAGCATTGATCGAGCTCGTCAGATCGCTGATGGAGTCGTTGAAGAAGGCCACCTTGGAAAGTGAGAACTTGTTGTTGTGGAGTTGATCGGCGGCAGAACCCGTGACGAGCGCGTCGAGCTTCTCAATTCCAACGAACTTCGTGTAGGACTCGAGGAGTGGGTTCTTCTCGTTGACCACGTTCGGATTGAGGACATCATCTGATTCTGGTTCGGATGAAGTGCTGCTTCTCTCGAACTTGACACCCCAGTAATAGCTTATGTTCGACTGCTCTGAAGATCCCGGCTCTCCGGCAAAATTCATTGTGCTTGCTATCTCGCCTCTCGTTACCTTGTAACGAAGCGGAACAGGAGGAAGGAAAGAGCTTGAAAGAACGGTAGATCCTTGCCCACCGAGTCGAGCCGCGGTGGGCAGCAATGCGTCAGATGCAACAAGTTTCGGATTGACGTTCAAGAGAGAAGGTCCACGGAATCCGAAGGGAAGCGCGTTGGAGGGAACGTTGCCCTTCTCGATCGCCTCATTCATCACGATCCTGACGTACTTGGAGTTGTTCGCGTATTTTCCTGTGGCGACGAGACGCTTCTCTGTCGGGTTGAGAGTGTCGAAGTTGTAAAACACCTTTCTGTCTCCGATCATCTTCGCGACGTAGTTCTCTGCGTTAGGATCAAGCGAGCAGTTGGAGAACTGTTCGATGACGTTTAGACTCGTGTCCGTGTCGTCCCACGAACGGATCTGAACGTTGAACGTTCCGTACTTGTTCGCATCGTTTGCAGAGACCTTGACGTTGCTGATCGAGATCTTGTAGAGGGAGTTAGCGTGCTCGCCGTCGTCGAGTGCCTCGAACTTGAAGAGGTCGTACTCGGTAGTTCCGAAGGGCTGCGAGATGAAGAACGTCGTCTTGGGCGCTGTATAGCGCGTGTTATAGGAGCCAAATACTTCTCGGAAGAACTTGTCGTTATCACCGTTTGAGGACTTGTTTGAAGAGCCAGAGAGGATTGCAACAGAGCACGATGCGCTTACGTGAGCTACGTTGACGTCGACAGCGAAGTCAGCATGGAGATAATGCTGATCTTGAACAAACTTGTCTGGGTCTGTGTTGAGGATCTTGCTGAAGTAGTCCTTGTCAGAAGGATCGAAAGAAGCAGTGAGCACGCGTACACCTGAGACTCCGTCTGTCGTAGAGAAAGAAGCACCAAGCGAAGAAGAAATTATAATTTTGAACTTTTTGTTCTCGTCGACCTGGGTCATATCGTTCAGACCAGAGCCGACAGTGGTGACTGCAGCTGAGCTAGTGAGTATCATTACTCTTGCTGTGTTAGGCGTCATTATCATGCCGCGAACGAGAGAGACGTGATCTCCTGATCCTGCCATTGTGTCGTTGTCTGTAAACATTGGCATGCCCATAACAGACTTGTTGGTAACGGCATGTTTTGCCGTAATAAACTGAACTACACCAGGTGATCTCCTGTCTGTGCTCGAGGCACTAGTACCAGAAAGGACGAAGCCTGCGTTCTTTACAACACCGTAAGAAAGAGTATCGGACAGGTCTGCGTCGGAAGAATTGGCGCCTGCGCCGAGAACTCTTGTGTATGTGAGTGCAGCGCGGTGCTTCAAGAACTCATTGACGGCATAGGGACCGAAGTGCTTCGGATCGAGGTTACCGAACGTGAGGACGAACTCATCGAAATTGGCCACAGTGACAGGAACGAATGCGGGTCCCTTGTTCGATGTACCAATCACGGCCGCTGGGACGCCCACAGGTCCAGTGACGCTCGGCGCAGAAAGGTCAATTTCTCGCTGGTAAAAGTTGGGCGACTTGAATGTCTGCTCGGCCATTATCTAATCTCCTTGAGTCGGTGAATCTTCGCATAACTATCACCGATAAATGTAAGAAGACTTCACTTAATTACTACAATTTCTAAACCGCCCAGCGAGACTCCCGAATAGACTGTCTCTCCTGATGAATTTCTACCGATCACCCTTACTGTTTCGCCGCCGCGCGGAAGAGTTGAAGCGGCGGGATCTACGTCGTTAGTAAGGGGATCGTTGATATCTTGAGAGACCACGTATACTTTCTTCGTGTTCCATCCCGTGGAGCGCTGACTGTCTATGTTGTTCCCCTGAAGGTCTAGCGGAAGTGTTGGATCGTCCGATCCCAACTCATACTTGGTCTCCTCTTGGGCGGGATCTATGGGATCATCGATGCCCGAAGTGAAATCTATGGTGGGAGAAGAGATGTACCTCTTTATAGGAACGGGCACACCAGGTGCAGAAGAAATGAAGAAATAAGCAGGCACGGACACGTCAAATGTGTGCTTGATGAATCTCTCCTGCTGCGACATGTCCTCAAAGTTGGTCTCAGTCGCGAGTGATCCATCGACAAGTTTGGCAACAAACCAGTACCCTTTCGCTGTATCCAGTCTCCAAGACTGACCCTGCGGGAGAAAAGTGCTGAAGATCTTCTCTATGATCTGATTTGCGTGTTGAGTGTACTGAGTCCAGACAGTGACTTGATACTTCGCGGTGTAAAACTGAGGTGTGGGAACGACGATCGTCTCATACACGTTGTTCTTGAGATTGGGATACAGGTATGCACCGTCGCGAACGAACTTGGAGTTCCTCAGCTGACCTGTTGTGCCTCCCGGCGCGGGAATTTCTCCTTCGATCGTGGAGGCTATGTTGTCTTGGTTGGGTAGAAAAATCTTGTTAATTAAAGCCTGGTAACTACGATCGGATTTATCTAGTCTTCTCCTGATGACAAACTCTCCCACCTGCTGATTGATTCCGCGGCCGACGACGTCGTCAGACACGTTCTGGCTTATCTCGGTTCTCATGATCGTGATTAGAGGGATGAGAAGCGTGTTATTTCTGTCGCGAAGGGCGCTGCCTCTCTTCAACAGAGCCCACTTCTCACCTGCAGCGAAGATGACAGGGACCTTCTTTAACTCCGCTCCGTCTGTGCCGCCGCACTCGGCGACGATCTCCTTGTCGAACAGGTTGAAAATTCCGATGTCGACGTCCTCCACGCCGCACGAAGGAATGTGGAGATCGGGGGTACCCGCGGTGTTCTCGTAGCCCGTCGGAAGCGGGGTCTGTCCGTAGTTGTACTTGGAGTTTGACTTGAATCTCGTTGACATGTCTCTCCTCACTCGTCGTAGAACGCGGAACCCACACGCTGAGGATCACCGTTGGGCGATATCTCCTTGGGTCCTGT